TGTTAGCTATTGAATATTCTAAAATAAGGAATCATCATAAAGAAAATGAGGATGACTTTGGTGGAAAATAATAGTAATTTATGATGCTTATTTAGGACAAAAAGATACTGGATTTACTTATACAGATTTTAATAAAAGAAAAAGTATAGTTGGAATATCTCCTACATCAAATCAAGAACAATTCTTAAACACTATAGTGCATGAAGCAAAACATATTCAATCTCATATTTGTAAATATTATAAAGTTAAAGAAGATACAGAACAAGCAGCTTATTTAATTGGTTATATTATTCGAAAAATGCACAGAGTGTTTAGATATATGATAAGTACTGGTACTGTATAGTATCAGTACTTTTCTATTATAAACTAAGTAAATTACTTATTGATTTGCATATTATTAAAAATCTTCTTACTTTTGCAAAAAATTTACTTATGAAGAAATACATATATTTAGCTGTAGTGGCAATCATTTGTCTACTATCATTATGCCTTGTGAATCAATGTACTAGCACTAATAAGTATAAAGCATTATATGAAAAAGAATTACAAAATGTAGAAGCTTACCAAGTGGCAAATTCTGGTCTTGAAGGAGAAATAAGACAGCAGAAGATGACTATTTCAGACTTATATTCAAGTTTAGATTCTATAGATAAAAAGCTTGTCACTACTATGCAACAATTGAAAATTTCAGATAACAAAGTTAAAGAAATGCAATATCAATTAGGACAAGCTAGTAGAATTGACACTATTATTATGTCTGATACTATTCTTATTTCCAATGTGAATATTGATACTACTATTGGAGATTATTGGTATAACATGAGATTACAATTAAAATATCCATCTACCATTATAACTACTCCTACTTTTAACAGTGAACAATATGTCTATATTTATAATGAAAAGAAGTATGTAGGAGGTAAAAGTAAATGGTTTTTCATTAATTGGTTTAAGAAGAAATACATATCAACAGAAGTTAAAATAGAAGAGAAGAATCCCTATATAAAGACAATAAATCAAAAATTTATAGAAATAGAATAAAATGGATAGTGAGATTATTATTGCACTAATAGGTGTTGCTTCTACTGTAATAAGTGCATGGATGTCCTATTTCTTTACTAGAAAGAAGTATCATAGTGAAGTAGATAGTACAGTCATAAACAATATGAAAGAATCATTAGATTTCTATACCAAGTTATCTGATGATAATAAAGCACGTCTTGAAGAAGCACTTAAAAGAAATGAACAGCTTGAAGGAGAGATAAGGGATTTGAGAAAACAGGTCAATGAACTTATGATGTCTATTTGTTATGACCTTACATGTAGTGCTAGGCAAAGATTACCAAGAACTAATAAAGAAAAAAGTAATGAGAAATATTAAAAGAATCTTTATTCATTGTACTGCAAGCTACCAAGAAACCTACAAAGATGAAAATATTATAAGAGAATTTAAAAACAAAGGTTGGAAATACCCTGGCTATCATTATGTGATTAGACCTAATGGTACAATCTTTAATATGCTTTCTGAAAACAAAGTTTCTAATGGTGTAGCAGGTTATAACAGTACAGCAATCAATATTGCTTATGTAGGTGGAATAACAAAAAATAACCATAAAGGTATTGATAATAGGACTCCTGAACAGAAAGCAGCTTTATTAAAACTCCTTCAAGACCTGAGAATCAAATACCCAAAAGCATATATTATGGGACATAGAGATATTAGTCCTGATAAGAATAAAAATGGCAAGATTGATACTTGGGAATATGTAAAGATGTGCCCATGCTTTAATGCTATGGATGAATATAAGAGCTTAAATTTTGGTTTAACTAAACCTTAAAGATTAAGTAATTTTATTTAATAACCATAAGCGAAATACTTATGAGCTTGCACATATGAAAAAAAGTATGTAATTTTGCATTTTAGTTTAAACAATTAAAAGGAGAAGATAATAATGGATGGATTAGGAATTGAAAACATTATGGATGGAGATGAACTTAGTTCATTTCTATTTGGAAATGATGAAACCTCTCAAACTGAAGAAAATGAGGGGAATGAAGAACAATCAAATAATGAAGAAACAGACACTGCTGAGGTAGACCCAGACTCATTATTTAATGATGATGAAGGTACACCAGAGAGCGTAGGTAGTGAAGAAGAAAATAACAAGGGCAATAAGGAAGATACCAATTCCCAAGAGGGTGGTACTTCTCCTGACTTCTTCTCTTCCATTGCCACAGCTTTTGCAGAAGAAGGTATCTTCCCAGACCTTGATGAAGACACCATTAATAATATTAAGGATGCACAATCTTTTAGGGATGCCATAGTTGAACAGATAAATGCTGGATTAACTGAGCAACAGAAGAGAGTAATTGAGTGTCTTGATAATGGTGTTGAGCCTGACCAGATAAGACAACATGAGCAACTTATAGATTGGCTTGACAAACAATCAAATAATATTGAGGTTGAAGGAGATGCAGGTGATGATTTAAGGAGAAGAGTCATCATGCAGGATTACCTTAATAGGGGGTTTAAACCTGAGAGAGCTCAACAGATGGTAGATAAGATTTTTGAAAGTGGCACTGAGATTGATGAAGCTAAAGAATCTCTTCAAAGTCTTAAACAATACTATACTGATAGCTACACTAAACTCCGTAAAAATGCAAAAGAAGAAGCTGAGAAAGAGATAGAAGAAAGAAATCAAAAGGCTGCTAGAATTAAGAAATCTATTATTGAAGGAAAAACTAAGTTCTTTGGAGACATTGACATCAATAAAGATATAAGGCAATCAGCTTATGATGCTATTAGCAAGCCCATTTATAGAGACCCTAAAACAGGAGAAACCTACACAGCAGTACAAAAACTTGAATTAGACAATAGTGAGGAATTTCTAGCTAAATTAGGTCTACTCTATGCTCTTACTGATGGTTTCACTTCTATTGATGGCTTGGTTAATAAAAAAGCAAAGAAAGAAATTAAGAGAGGATTCTCTGAACTTGAGAGAAAAATTAATAATACCGCAAGAAATTCTTATGGTAATTTAGATTTTACCAGTGGTGTTAGTGATGAAAATTCTTATATAGGAAAAGGGATGAAACTCGACATATAAGTAAGAAATTATAAAATTCCAAAATTAAAGAAGTATGGCAAATTTGCTAGGTAAATTTCAAACTAGAGAGTTCACCTCTTGGAAGGGTCTTACCAGAGATAATCACATTGGTGCTATCTTTGGTGCAGCTCCACAGAAGGCTAGTAATCTGATGATTCAGATGCTTGCTGCAAAGAGAGGTAGAACACTTGACACCCTGTTAAGTCAGTTTCCCACTAAATCATTTCCAACTGAGGATGAATATCAATGGGATTTGACTGGTAGTGATAGACAGAACATTGAACTTATTGAAGCTAGAGATGAAGATGGCACTCCTGTAACTGCTGGTAGTGGCATGATTGGTGCTGGTACAGCTCCTTTCTATCTAGTATTTGGTAAAGATTGGTTCGCAGACGGTAGACGTATACTTGCCGTCATTACTTGGTAACAAGTAATAAGAAAATTGGACAAAATCGGTGAAGCCCTCCTTAATATGGGTAATACCGAGATAACTTAAAGATTAAAAAACTTTAAGTATTGTAGAGAGTAGAGATTGAAACTATGATTGGTTATATCTATAAAGTAACTAACAAGTTAAATGGAAAGATTTACATAGGTCAAACTATTCAATCTATAAAAGACAGATGGTATAGACATTGTGGTAAATCTGGTATCTCTGATGCAGAAATGAAAATGCACATAAAAAGAGCTATATTGAAATATGGTAAAGAAAATTTTAATATAGAAATCTTGGAAGAATGTGAACAAGATAAACTGAATGAGAGAGAAAAATATTATATTAGTTACTTTGACTCTTATAAAAATGGATACAATTCTACAGAAGGAGGTCAATTAGGATATAAGACCTATTCTACAGATGAAGAAACAGATAAACAAATAATAGAATGGTATAAAACTGGATTTTCACTAAGAAGTGTAGCCAAAGAGTTTAATAAGGATAAAACCACTGTAAAAGGAATATTAATTAGACATAATATAGAAATAAGAGAAACTAGAACATATAAACTTACACAAGAAGATAGAAAGAATATCTTAGATGATGTAAGTAATGGAATTTCTAGGAAGGATATAATGACTAAATATAATATATCCAAATCTTATTTAAGTCAATTAGTAACAGGTAGTCGTAGAATATAATATCTCCAAGAGTGTCCAAATACCTAATCTTTCTTTGTTAGGTATAAAATGTACTCCGACCTTAGTTAATGGTAAAAACTAAGAATCAAAGGATAAAGAGCCTTTGAGATAACAAAGTGGAATATATCGTTGGAAATCTTAATGAAATCTATCAGTTTAGAATTCTTGGTGATGCAAGAATGGAAGGAACTAATGCAGTTTACAAAGTTGAACTTGCTGGTGGTAATGAGGATGGTGTTCCTGCTGAGAGATTACTTCAGGGTGAACTATTCAGTGTTGAAGCAGCCTTTGTTGAAGGTGAAATGTCAAGAGAGGTTGGTGATGTGAGATTTGCATCTGATGTCAAGATGAGGAATGAATTCTCACACATTAGAATTAAGCACAAAGTTCCAGGTAACAAACTTAACAAGAAACTTGCTGTTGGTGTTCCTGTGATTGTTAATGGCAAGAGAACCACTACTAATATGTGGATGCACTATGTAGACTACGCAGTTGAAACACAGTTTTCTGACTACAAGAACAATGCTATGGCATTTGGTAGGTCTAACAGAAACAGCAATGGTGAATACATGAACATTGGTAAGTCTGGTAGTGCTATTAAGACAGGTGCTGGTCTTTATGAGCAGATGGAAG